AGTTCCAGTGCTAGGACGTATTTCTAAGAAGGATGCAGCTGCATTACTTACAAATAAATTTATTCCATTTAACATTTCAGATAATGTTAAGAAAGTGTTCCAAGAAAACGCAGATAAATTAGGAATGTTTAATCCTTATCTCGATGCGGATACCGGAATAGAAGGGCTAAAAGAAATCATGGAGGATATAACTTTAGATGATGAATCTTTCCCGGATCTCACAGACATTTATAACTTTGCCCCTTCAATGCCCGAACAAAACTTACAGCCAGTACCATCAGGAGCAAGCGCTATAAATCCTCAGGTTTACAAGCGTCCTTCGCTTACTTTGAATCCAATTACAGGCTTGACACAGACACAGACTGCGTTACTATCTCCAAGTGACCAGGTATTGGCACAACGAATAAATAGGAACAGATTAACATGACGCCCAGAACTACTAGAGAGTCTATTATCAGTTTAGAAGGACACATCACGGGATTGAAGCGTGATATGTATAACCTAAAGAAGAATGATCTAACTCACATGCATCAAGATATTGAAAAATTGGGCGGCAAGATAGACAAGATCTATTGGGTATTATTAGCAACGGTGGGGGCTGTTGCACTTCAATTATTTAATACATTTATTACCTAATGCAATTATCAAAACATTTTAAACTCGAAGAGATGACTAAGTCAATGACGGCTACCCGTAAGGGTATCGACAACTCACCTGGAGCAGGTGATATTAAAAATTTAGAAAACGTATGCTACGAAATATTGGAACCAGTTCGTGCACACTTTGACAAACCAATTACAATAACATCGGGCTACCGCAGCGAGGCGCTGTGTGAAGCGATCGGCAGCAAAAAAACGTCGCAACATGCAAAGGGCCAGGCGGTTGACTTTGAGATAGCAGGTGTTCCAAATATTAAGACGGCTTACTGGCTGTCTAATAACGTAGACTTCGATCAATTGATCCTCGAGTACTACAAAAAAGATGATCCGGCTGCGGGCTGGATACACGTCAGCTATAATGAAAAAGGTGTTAACAGAAAACAGATTCTCACTTTCGATGGCAACCATTATGAAAACGGTTTGCCGGAGATGAAATGGGAAGGCGGAAAGGTAGTAGGATGATACAAAAAATTAAAAACTTACTAACATATCTGAGACAATCATACAATAATTGGAATGGCTTTTTCAATGCTCATAGCGGCATTGTTCTTGTAGCGATTTTGGTTGTGCTTATTTTAAAATAATTGGTTTTTGAAATTTAGCACGCCCCACGCGTATATCCTACTAAATCCATGATTTAAGTTCTTCGCCCATTACCTTAGAAGCTATATTTACTTTCTTTCTAAGGGATTTGACTATCTTATTATCAACGGTATCTTCAGCAATAATATCTATGTAGGTAACTGGTTGTTTTTGACCAATTCGGTGAATACGGTCTTGTGACTGTAAGCGTTTTTCTAGATCATACCCATTTGAGTAGTAAATCATGGTCGATGCAGCAGTCAGCGTAATTCCATATCCACCGGTTGCAGGAGTTCCTACCAGGAATCTTACGTTTTCATCATTTTGAAATTTACGAATATTGTCTTGTCTTTCTTCTTGCGGAGTTAAGCCATAATAGTCGACCACGGACCCCGGACCATATTCTTTTACAATTGCTTTAATTATATCTTTTATGTCTGCTTGGAAATGAGCCCATATAACTACTTTTCCTTCTATTTCATCTAGAACATTTATCATTTCACTAATTCTATTATTCGGAATTCTTTGAACAGAACCATCGTCAGCCGTAAAATGACCACATGTAATTTGTTGTAATCTCATCAGTTGAGTAAGCACTGTTGCAGTAGTAGTGACCTTCCCATTTAAATAAGCTAAGGCCTCCTCTTTCATTTGTTTATAAATTTTTAACTGATCAGGAGATAAAGAAATCATTCTCTTCATAAATGTTTTTTCTGGAAGATCTAAGCAATCTTCTTTTAATACTCTATAAGAAAAATCTTTAAGTTTATCGGAGAGTTCCCCTAAGTTTTTATATCCAGCAATTACTTGTACCTGCCTTCCCCCAAATCTCATTGTTTTCATTTCTGCATATCTATTTCTAAAGGAATAATAAGAAGCAAAATTTAATAACCAAGGACTTAAAAATTCACATTGAGTATAAAGGTCTAGTGGGTTTCTAGTTACAGGAGAACCAGTAAGTATTCTTCTATATTTAGAGAACTGAGCTAACTTTAAAATATTCTTAGTTCTTTTAGCTTTGGGATTTTTAATAGTAGTACTTTCATCAATAGCCATTAAACCATTATGGCAAGATAAAAACTTATAAGCAAATTCAGTTCCTTTAGAAGTACTTAAAGCTTCTACATTCATAACTAAAATATGAAGAGTAGGTCCTTGCTCAAATAACTCATTTAATTTTTCTTTTTGAGTTTTAGTAATATGTGCTTGCCATAAAATGGCCTTATTGTCTACATGGTCCACTAAGTGGGTGGGAATTTCTTGTTCATGCCAAGTTTTAATAACTCCTTTAGGAGCAATTAATAATACCCCATTTATTTTTCCTTTATCATATAGCATAGCAATATTGTCTATGAGAACTTTGGATTTACCAGTTCCCATTTCCATAAAGTATGCAAATGTTTCTTTGTTCCACGATTTTTCCAACGCAGTTAATTGATGCGCGTATGGCTTCGTCTTAAATTTATAGTTCATAACTTTTTATTTTTTCTTTCTTGACTTCTATATATAGATAGTTATATTCTTTGTCAATGAGAAAGATACAACAAGATGTTTTTAGTACATTAAAATGTGGACCTACTCCAGAAGCACAGGATCCTGAAGCAATTGTTTACGTTATTCAGGAAATTCCTGGTACTAAAGATGGTAGACCTAAAATAAATATTATGGGTGCAGCAGGTTATGGTAAATTAAAATTTTTATTACCAGAACTTTCACAAATTATTTTTTCACCGGGTCCTTTAATTTATAAATTAAGACAAGGTTTAAAAAATATTTCTTCTAAAGATTTTTTATTATTGACTGGAGATCCAGCAATTATTGGAGTCGCTTGTTCTATCGTTTCAGATAATACAAATGGAAAATTCAATCTATTGAAATGGGATAAACAAGAAAGAAAATATTATCCTATTGAGATTAATCTACACGAGAAAGGAGAAATTAATGATTGATTTTGAACAAGACAAAGAAGATATAATAAGTAAGACAAGAAACATTGACAAACTTGCTGATAAAATAAAAAACTTGGAGGCTTTACAAAGTAAACTTGAATTTCAAGAAGATAATGTAAAGACTACTAAAAAAGAATTAGAACATCTATCAGCAGAAGTAATTCCTACCATGATGTCTGAGATGGGTTTATCTCATCTTAAACTTATGGATGGATCTTCTGTAGATGTTAAGCCGCAATATAATGCTACGATTACTCAAGCAAATAAAGAGTCGGCTTTTAACTGGCTTCGTGACAATGGACTAGGGGATATAATCAAAAACGAGATACTCGTATCTTTTGGTCGTAACGAAGATAACAAGGCGGCGGATTATGCCAACCTTGCAAAGAGTAATGGGTTTGAACCGACACAAAAGTTGAAGGTCGAGCCCATGACTCTTAAAGCGTTAGTCCGTGAACGCATCGAGGCGGGGAAACCTATGCCAGCGGAACTTTTCAACGTCTTCGTTGGAAATAAAACAACAATAAAAAGGAAACAATAAACATGAAAAATGAAACAAACGTTGCAGTACGTGACACTGCCGGTGCACTTTCTTCAAATTTATTTGAAGCAGATGCAAATAAAGGATCACAGAATATAGAGCAGGACGATCTTGCATTGCCCTTCTTAAAAGTTCTGGGTCATTTATCACCGGAGATCAACAAACAGCATGCGAAATATATAGAGGGCGCAAGTCCTGGTATGATTATCAATACTGTTACTAAAGAGTTGTTCAAGGGTGAAGAAGGAATAGATGTACTTCCAGTCTTTTATAAAAGACAGTACATTGAATGGCAAGATAGAGGAGCTAGTATGGGCGCACCAGTGAACATATATGAAGCTTCTGACACTTTGCCGAAATCTCAAAGAAGCAAAGACAACAAAGATAGATTAGCTAATGGTAACTATTTAGAAACTACAGCAAGTCACTTTGTAATTCTGCTTGGTAAAACTCCAACCACTGCATTGATTTCAATGAAGGCCACTCAACTCAAAGTGAGTAGAACGTGGAACTCATTAATGATGGGAATCAAAATGCAAGGCAAAAATGGATTGTTTACGCCGCCAACTTACAGCCACATTTATAGTCTAAAAGCTGTTCAAATGTCTAATGACAAGGGAACATGGTTTGGATGGGATGTATCTTTAAAAGGACCGGTCAAAGACAAATCTATTTATGAAGTAGCTAAAAGCTTTTCCGATAGAGTAAACAAAGGAGAAGTTCAAGCGAAACATGAGTCTAGCGTAGAACCCAAAAAGGAAATTAATTTATAATTTCAGAGCTTCGAGGAAGCGAGAGTGGAATCGAAAGAAAGATTAAGGGGTTCCTAGGGACCCCTTAGTCAGAGGTGGATTATGTTAGAAAAAGAAAATAAAGCGCCGATTAATTATGAAGACTGGATTGATTCTGGTAGGATAATTATCCCTTGTATCAAGGGCCTTCCTGAAGTCAAGAAATGGTCGGATCCAAAATTTAAAATATCAAAAGAAGAATGGAAAAATAAATATTCTCATTGTGAGATTGCGTTAAGATTAGATCAAGATATTGATCTAGATATTGACAATCCTTTAGCTAAAAGATTTATAAAACAATATGTTAAGGAGTGTGGAGCTATCTCTGGGAGAGGGGCTAACCCTTGGAGTCACTATTGGTGGAAAGGTAAAACACAATTTACCCAATTTAAACTACCTTCCGAATTAAAAGAATATTACAAAACTTTACCTCATGGAGCCATGATCTGTGAGTTAAGAAGTGGTAATAATAAATATACTATAGTCCCCGAATCACAGCATAGTAAAGCAAATGAAATAGTAAAATGGGAGAAATATAGTGGTATAAACGAATATACAGGCGATTTAAGAGGGGATGTAGGCAAAGTGGCCCTATCTACTGCCCTTTGTCTTTTATACGCTCCTACGGGTCAGAGAGACGATTATTGTACAGCTATGGCAGGCGTACTCATCAAACATACCAACTGGGAAATAGCGGAAATAGATGAATTTGTTTTTAATGTAGCTGTTCAGGCTAATGATGACGAAGCCAACAAAAGAATGTCTAAAGGAACAAGTGGTAAAAAAGCAAATAAAAATTTAGGCATCCCCAAACTAGCAGAGATTATTGGTTGTTCTAACAATGCTGTCTCGGAAATATTTAGTTGGGTAGGAGTCAAGCATATAGCAGGAAAAGAAATTGCTCAGGAGTCAATTGGGGACATTGTTGAATATGGGAGTGATAGATATATTATTAATGTAAATGCTCAGGTGGATGGAGAGATGGTGGAAAAAAAGATCACGGTCGATGGACCAACGCTTATGAACCAGAAAGCATTTTATGATGCAATAATTACACAAGCATCTGTGTGGGTTCCTAAAATGAAACCTTCCGACTTTGAAATTATTATGAGAAAGAAATATGAATTAAGAAAAAGATCAGCAGATTATGTAAAAGAAGCCGCAGAAGATTATAGATTTTTAAAACATTTTAAAAATTATATTACACAGGTTAAAGCTTACACTGATAAAAAAGAATTATTCGAGTATGGCTTTCCTTATTATAATACTCAAGCGCATACATTAGAATTTAAGCTAGATAAGTTCGAAGATTATTTAGAGCAAAAGAAAGCTAATTTTAAAGATAGAGTAGATCTAGTAATGAAAGCTCAAACTATTTTAAAGGCTAAAAGAACTAATGGAAAATATAAAGGAAAATCCTGCGTATCATGGAAAATAGAAGAGAAGGATATTAAACAAGAAGATTTAATTGTTGAAGGAGAATTTAAGGAGCTCACTAATGACTCCTAGATTTGTCGCAGGTCCTCCAGGCACAGGAAAAACCCATGGATTTATTGTAGATCTTTATAAAGATCTTCTCAAACAGTACTCCCCCGAAAATATAATTATACTCTCTCATACGAATGTAGCTGCTGATGAAATCAGAGACGCCATTCTTGAATTACCTTCTAAGTTGAAAAAAGAACTAATGAGCAGTACTGAAGAATTTACTCCTGAAAAAAGAGACTTTTATAAAAACATAATTAAAAAGCTTTATGGATTACGTAAGAAATTTTTTAAATATAAAATATGTACGATTCATGCTTACTGTAAACATAAAGTTCCTATGAAAGAACAATTTGATAATGCAGTAGATCATGCCAATTTAATTACACTTAATAAACATTTTTTTTGCAGTGAAAAGAATCTGGATAAACATGGATTTTATAAGTATGTCAAAGCAGCCAGAGGCAAAGGCTTAACCCTAGATGAATTCTGGAGAAAATGTATTCCAAATGATTATAAACCTTACGGCAATATTGATATCCTAAAAGAATTATATAAAGTTTATACTCAATATAAAAAACAATATAACATCTGTGACTTTGAAGATCAGGTGGAAGACTTTAATCAAGTAGCAAGAGATCCTCAAATTGATGCATTAATAATAGACGAAGCTCAGGATAGTAATGTTCCTCAATTAAAAGCCATTAATAAAATGGCTCTCAATACTAAAGACGGACATTATTATATGGTAGGGGATGCCGACCAAACTATTTTTGAATTTTCAGGATCCGACGCTGATTATTTTCACAAACTTTCAGTTAATCCTTTTAAAGAATTAGAAGAAGGAAAGAGATGTAGCGTAATTGTTAATACAAAATGCAAATCAATTATTAAACCTATATGGGATAAATATGGTTATCGTAGAATATGGACCCCAGCTAAATATACAAAAAGACATGGTTATCCTGAAAAAATAGGACAAATAATCCAAGGTAATAGTTATTATCTACCTAATTTAAACGGGTGTAGTCATCTTCAAATCTTATTGGATAAAATTAGAAATACTAATGAAACATTTCTATTTACCTTTAGAGGTACTCCAAGTGATACAAAAATCCGACGCTTCTTTATAGAGAATGCCTTAGAGTTTGCGCACATCGGTAGTTCTCCCTTTGTATCTAAAAAGGAATTAAGAGCCCATCATCTCTGGCCTAATTTTATAAAAGGTGAACCAATGAGTCTTACTCAAATAAAAGAATTCTGGGAATATTTATCTAGTAAAGTTAAAATGTTTGGTAAGGGAGATGTAAAAAACTTTGAAGAGTGGATCAAACAAGACTACACTGTTGATCAACTTATTGAAAAGAAATTTTTAAAGAACGATTGTAAACAACATACAGACTTGGATCTTATTAGAAAGAAAGTTCACGAGCACGATAAAAGAATGACATATATAAAAGATATTTTAAAAAAAGGATTTGATTTTGATAAAAAAATCAGAGTTAAATATGGAAACATACATAAAATAAAAGGATTAACATTTGATAATGTTATAGTAGATCTGACCATGACTCGAAGAGAAGAGTATGATGTTCAACTAAGATTAAAATACACAGCGTACAGTAGAGCTATCTATGACTACTGGACATTAGCTTCAGAAGGAAGATGGGAGTTAGGAAGAAGATGAGTGATCCAATATATAAAAAACAGGTAGGTGGCGACCACTATAAATCTATGGTCATTCAGCCATCAGAATTTATTAACAGAAATAATATTCCATTTGCAGAAGGCAACGCAATAAAATATTTATGTAGGCACAAACAGAAAAATCAAAAAGAAGATTTATTAAAAGCAAAACATTATATTGACATGGCCATTGATAGAGACTATCCTGAAGAAGTGAAAGAAGAAATAAAAGATTTTTTAGAAGAAGCTGAAAAAGAAAAAAAAGAATTAGAAGAGTCCTACAAAGAATCAGTAAGACAAACTAATGAGCGTAAACAAAAAGAAAAAAATTCCTGGGGAATTATTACATAATGTGTGTTGTTCCTGATATTTCAGAATTAGATTTAAAAGGTATAGATACAATTGCGATCGACTTAGAAACTTATGACCCTAGCCTAAAGAAAAAAGGATCAGGTTCTATAAGAGAAGAAGGTTTTGTCTGTGGTATTGCAGTTGCAACTTCTAAACAACAATTATATTTTCCGATTGCTCATGCTATGACAAGCAATTTAAATGCAGAAGATACCTGGAAAGAATTAGATAAAAAAGTCTTTAAAAACAAGGGTTTACGCAAGGTTTTCCATAACGCGATGTACGACGTATGTTGGATTAGAATGGCCACCGGCAGTATGCCTGAAGGAGAAATTGTAGATACGATGATAGCTGCATCTGTAATTGACGAAACTCGAATGAGATATTCTTTAGATTCTTTGAGTAGAGATTATCTCCAAGATGCAAAATATAAATATGATTTACAAGACAGAGCATGGAATGAAATGGGAATTAAAGATCCAATGTCTAACATGCATAAGTTATCTTATGAATTAGTTAAAGATTATGCAATTCAAGATGTTAACTTAACACTAAGCTTATGGAATTTATTTGAAAAAAAATTAGACGAAATTATATACCCTCCGAAACAAAAAAGTCTACGGAAAATTTTTACATTAGAAACAAAATTATTTCCTTGTCTAGTTGACATGAAGTTTAAAGGGGTTAGAATAGATGTCGAAAAAGCAAAGCGTTTTGGAGAAAAACTAGAGAAACGTAGAGATAATTTAATTAACATTATTAAAAATAAAACTGGGGTATCCGTCCAGATCTGGGCTGCAGCTTCTATTAAAAAATTATTAGATCAACAAGAAATTACAGATTATAAAAAGACTCCTAAGTCTGGGATGCCACAACTTCCTAAAGATTATTTAAAGACCCATCCTAATAGATTTTTACGTATGATTGTTAAAGCAAGAGAATGTGATAAAGCTAAAAGTGCATTTGTTGAAGGCTTATTAAGCTTTGTTCATAATGGAAGAATACATGCAGACATCAATCAAATTAGATCTGATCAAGGTGGAACAGTAACTGGAAGATTTTCTATGTCTAATCCTAACTTACAACAGATTCCAGCTAAAGGATTCATTGGTAAAAAAATGCGAGAGTTATTTATTCCTGATGAGGGTTGTACCTGGGGAAGCTTTGACTACTCTCAACAAGAGCCACGTATCGTGGTGCACTACGCATTAAAATTAGAACTACCCGGCACAGAAGATTTACAAAAAGAATTTGATAATGAAGATGCAGACTTTCACCAGATCGTAGCAGACATGGCTCGCATACCACGGACCACGGCCAAGACCATCAACCTTGGATTATTTTATGGTATGGGAAAGATAAAATTACAAAAAGAATTAAATTTATCAAGAGATGAAGCCAATCAACTGTTTAAAACTTATCATAGTAAAGTTCCGTTTGTTAAACAATTATCTCAGGACTTAATAGAGTTTGCCGAAACTCATAAACTTTTATTTACGTTAGAAGATAGATTTTGTAGATTTAACAAATGGGAAACTAGAGATAGAGAATGGAATAATGAAATAAATAGATATGAACCTGTTCCTATTCTTACACTTGAAGCTGCTCAGACAGCCTACAAAGCAGAATTATTAGAAAAGGTAGCGGATGATAAACTGGATCCTAACTACATGGAGAATTTTAAGTATCATTATAAACCGGCCTTTACTTACAAGGCTTTAAACCGGTTAATACAAGGTTCAGCAGCAGATATGACTAAAAAAGCGATGGTAATGCTGTATGAAAAAGGTATACTGCCCCACATACAAATTCATGATGAATTGTGTTTATCAGTGAAAAATAATTATGAAGCTCATATAATACAGAACATCATGGAAAATGCTATCCCTCTTCTTGTTAAGAATAAAGTTTCTTATAAGAAGGGAAAAAGTTGGGGAAACATTAACGAGGAGGAACTATGGATAAACTAAAAGTTAAACTTCAACAATGGTCTTTATTATATAGAGAATATATAATTGGTTTTGTTGTTGGTCTAGTTGTTGGCGCGATCATATTCTAATGACTTATGGCTTATCTAAATGCAAACATACCTGTGACGTATGCACAGATCAGGAGAGAGTATCTCTATGATCTTAAGGAGCATTTTGGAGAAGCTGAAGATTGCGTTATATTCGGGATGGCGTCTATTACAGGACGTCCTATCCTCTTTCATGCTATTATGGAAAACGGTGCTGTGTTCTATCGTCTCCCTATTTCAGCCTTCATTCAAAGAGGATTTAATGTCAAAGAAGTACCTAGGATGCGACTTGACGAGCTGGAGCTTTGGAATTGTTTTAGTTATTATCCTGCTGTTACTTCTTTTGATCTCCTAGACGGACAATCTGGTAAATATATTGGGAAAGACAAGAAGTGGCATAAAGGTTCTTATCTTTTTACAGTTGACTGGGCTCACCCAGAGAGTAATATAGTAGATACCGATCATTCGGAAATACCACACGAACATAAGTGTGCACACATCTTAGCCCTAAAAGATGGAAATTATGCAGCACAACCTAACAATAGAATCATATGGAGTATTCCATCTTTTACTGTTAAAGATGAAGTTCCATTTGACTGGAAGGTTCAAACGACCGACTGGAACGTTGAGGATGATATGAAATGGAAAACAGAAGATACTGACAAGTTCTTCTACGATATAGAGGATAAAAATGATGATTAAAAATTTATGGAAAAAATTTCTTGGTTGGCTTTTTGCGTGGCAAAAAAAAAATGACTAAATGTAAAAAATGTAATTGTAACTGTCACTGCGACGGCGACCTTCATACTCACCATTACGATGGGGAGGTATGTACCTGTGATAATTGCGAATGTAAAAGAACTTATGAAAAAGAAAAAGATCATGGGAATGATATATCCTATGAGAATGAAGTAAAATATGATTGAAAAATTAATGACTATGCTTGTGGGAATTTTATTAGCCCTAGCCGGCTGGAGTCTATCTCGTACATTTGAACTTTCAACTATCCAAGCAGTACATGAAGATAAAGTACATAGAATTCAAGAACAAGTTTTAAAACTAGAAGATCAGGTTGATAAGATGATGGATTCAGATGAAGAAATCATGGATCAACATAAAAAATTATTTGAAGTTTTAGGATCAAATCAACCAACAACAGGATATAATTATAACTAATGAAAACAATATTTTTATTACTAGTATTAGTTACATTAGCCTCTTGTGTTTCAATAGGCAAAAAATGTACGTATACACAAGAAGGAACAAGAATTGAATCTTGGGTCTGGTTTACAAAAGAAGTACCAGCAGATCTAGATAAAATGAATTGTAACTAATGGCACTTAAA